GGAGAACAGGGTGGCCAGGGTGCTGTAGGTTTCCAAGGTGCACAGGGTCTAGTCGGACCACAGGGTGAACAAGGTTCCCAAGGTGAAGTTGGATTCCAAGGGGCACAGGGTCTAGTTGGTAATCAAGGTGAACAAGGCGGTCAAGGTCCGGTCGGATTCAGAGGCGCACAGGGTCTAGTTGGACCACAAGGAGAACAAGGTTCTCAGGGTGAAGTTGGATTCCAAGGTGCTCAAGGTCTAGTTGGACCACAAGGAGAACAGGGTGCACAGGGTGCAGTTGGTTTCCAAGGTGCACAGGGACTAGTAGGTAATCAAGGAGAACAGGGCGAACAAGGTCCGGTCGGATTCAGAGGTGCACAGGGTCTAGTTGGTCCTCAAGGTGAGCAGGGAGGCCAAGGTGAAGTTGGTTACCAAGGTGCTCAAGGTCTAGTCGGACCACAAGGTGAGCAGGGTGCACAGGGTGCAGTTGGTTTCCAAGGTGCACAGGGTCTAGTCGGACCACAGGGTGAACAGGGTGGTCAGGGAGCAGTTGGTTATCAGGGTGCTCAAGGTCTAGTCGGACCACAAGGTGAGCAGGGTGCCCAAGGTGCGGTTGGATTCCAAGGTGCTCAAGGTCTAGTCGGACCACAAGGTGAACAAGGTGGTCAAGGTCCCGTAGGCTACCAAGGTGCTCAAGGTCTAGTAGGTAATCAGGGTGAACAAGGTGGTCAGGGAGCAGTTGGTTACCAAGGTGCTCAAGGTCTAGTAGGTAATCAGGGTGCTGTAGGTGACCAAGGTGCTCAAGGTGCCGTAGGTAATAAAGGTGCTCAGGGTGCCGTAGGTAATAAAGGTGCTCAGGGTGAAGATGGTCCTCAAGGTGACCAAGGCCCTCAAGGTGGGGTAGGTAATAAAGGTGCTCAAGGATCTGTAGGTGACCAAGGTGCTCAAGGTGCCGTAGGTAATAAAGGTGCTCAAGGATCTGTAGGTAATAAAGGTGCCCAAGGTGAGGATGGACCACAAGGTGACCAAGGCCCTCAAGGTGGGGTAGGTAATAAAGGTGCTCAAGGATCTGTAGGTAATAAAGGTGCCCAAGGTGAAACTGGAGCGCAGGGTGACCAAGGTGCTCAAGGTGCTATTGGAGATCAGGGACCACAGGGAGTTTCTGGTTCAATAGGTGCACAGGGTCCAGTCGGCGGATTTGGTAATGCAGTATTGTTTGATACCAGCGCAAATCTACCTAGTAACATTAACTCAACTGCATCAGCTATGATTAGACAGTTCCGTACAGTGAACACTATATATGCTGGGGATGTTTATTGGCATATTGGAACTGGTCGTGTTTACAGGGCAACAGTTGACAGAATAAATACTACGACGAATTCCACTTTTACTGAGTTGACAAATAACCAAGGATTTGTGGATATGAGTGGACTACTAAATACAGGGACAGCACCCAATGAACGTATTGAGTTCACAAGTAACAGTATTGATATCTTTGACAATAGCAATAATCTAAGAGTCAAGATTGGTAAAATATCGTAATTGAATACACCCCCGAAAGGGGGTTCCACATACAGGTATATTATGTTTACAGTAATTGATAATTTTTATGCAGATCCCGACTCAGTTCGGGATTATGCTTTAAGTCTAGAATTTAATGTGTCGGGTAACTATCCCGGCCTAAGAACATCTCCATGTACCAATGCTGGTGGATATGTTGATTCTATGAAAAACTCTTTAGAGGGGATCATAGGAAAAGCAATAACATACTTTCCACTAGACAACTATAACACTTCCTTCCAATACACTACCGAAAACTGCAAGACATGGATTCATCACGATAAAATGTCCTATGCGGGAGTCGTGTATCTAACGCCTGACGCGCCTCTAGATTCCGGAACTGCAATCTATAAACATAGACAGACTGGAATTATGAAACATGAAGATTCATGTCCAGTAGATTTTAATGAATTCCAGTTGGTTGAAGGTGACTGGGACATTGTTGCAGAATCTAAAAATATTTACAACCGACTGGTATTATATGATGCGATGTACTATCATCGCAGTGTAGTTCCCGGCTTTGGTTCAAACCAATACGACGGTAGATTATTTCAGACATTCTTCTTTGAGGCAGAATAATGAAATTGATGACAACGTTGTTGACTTCCAACGACATTCCTAAGTTAGCACGATTAGTTAAATCTGCCCAACAAGTCATCAAAATTGAACCAATCGAATGGGAAGTGGTGATCGTTGTAAATAGTATTCATGAAGGATACTACGAAGATGTATGCGCACTTAATCTACCATTCCGTGTAGTCAATACGGAAAGTAATGGCAAACCCGGCCGCGGTAAGAATGCATGTCTAGATGTATTTCTAGAAAGTGACTGTGATTTTGTATCTCAGATCGATGGAGATGATTTTTTATATCCGTCGTACTTACAGTCGCTGTGGAATCATTATAAGCATTATCCTTGTATTGACGTGTTAGGTGTGGTACCATGTGATTCTATTTGCAGTTGGGAATTGGTTTCGGGACATTACTGGCAAGTTAATGAAACTTACTTTGCAAGTGTATGGGGAACATCGATGTGCGCTCCTCACGAAAACTTAGGACCACAAGAAAGTCATTTGTTTATTGATGAACGTCCAGTGTCGGTTGACTTCATTATGTTGCAGAGTCGTAAGTCTGCACAAATAAAAATGAACGAAGATATTGGTAACGGAGAAGATCACGCATACACCTACAAGTTATTAGCAGAACACCAGAAGGGAAATCTGTGTTACTTCCTATCAATGTCAAGCGACTTATATTGTATCGATAGGACGACTGAAGGAAGTGCTCAGAAGGTTCATAGTTACGAAGAATATCTACAGCCGCTGAAGGACGAAGCACTTAAACATGTCTCCCAGTGGAGAAGTAGTGCATATGAACTTCCGGTAATATACAAAGACTTATTGATGAATCATCATCAAAAAGAATCATGGTTAAACAAATTTTTAAATGACTCATAAAAACGTTATAAATATAAGAATAATATTTCTAACATGCGTAGGATAAGAACATGGCAGCAATTGTAAGACAGACATTAAGTAGGAGCTTAGCGAAGGATCTGCTGATAGATATGCAATCTTCTGACAGCTACTATATTGGTATCGGTAAATCAGACGAATTTCCAGTTTCAGAGAATTCGGAAACAACTATAGACCCTGTAGACTGTCCACGTGATGAAAGAGAGTTCCGACATAACCTACAATCGATCAAGAAGATCGAGGGTTCAACATTCGTTGCCAAGAGAGTAAATTGGTCATCGGGATCGATATACACTGGATGGGATGACGCAACTCCTTCGGATATCGTAGAGCCATGGACGCCATTTTACGTATTGAACGATGCTAAAGAAGTATACGTTTGTATTGATTACGGTAAGAATATAGACGGTAGTCCAAAGCAATCTATGGTCGAGCCTAATTACGGCTACCATAAAGATCTTCTAGATTCAATAGATCCTACCAACACATGGGACCATACCAAAGTTTTTGAAACTGGAGATGGATATACATGGAAGTTCTTATATTCCATAACTCCAGAGCGCATCTATCAATTCTTATCATCCAATCACTTTCCGATACAAGAAACGGAACCAGATTACCACGGTGGAGATTCAATCGAAGATCTACAACGTGATGTTCATCTTGCTGCTGTAGGTGGTCAAGTCACTCGTGCAAAAGTAATCACACAGGGTCTTGGTTACATAACTGAACCTACAGTCACAGTAGTCGGTGATGGATCAGGCGCAACTGCTACTGCCGTTATTGACGTTGATGGTAAGGTTACTGAAATTAAAATGACTGACTACGGTTCTGGATATACTTACGCTTCGCTTACAATAACCGACGGTGATACCGAAAACTGTACAGCAGTACCAGTAGTAACTACCTCAGAAGGTTTGGGTAAGAACCCTATAGATGATTTGAAAACAAGTTCTATTCTAGCCGGTATCAAACCAGACGGTAATGTCAACGGAACATTTATCACACAAAATACTTTCCGTGAAATGGGTCTTATCAAATCACCTTTACTACCAGACGGATCTGCTCCGTTCACCGGAACTTCGGTAAAGGCATTACCTACATTAACATTAGAAGATACCTCACCATTTGTGTCGGGAAAACTTATAACAGGCGGAACTAGTACCGCCAAGGCATATGTTGATCAGTCCGACGGTAACGTTGTTCATTACCATCAAAATGAATCAACGGGGTTTGTTGAGTTTGAAGAAAATGAGGCCGTAGTTCAAGAAGGTCAGGTTGCGGGCGTTATCGCAACGGGTGGATTGTCTCCAGTAAATGGTATAGATCGCTTCTCTGGTGAAGTCCTATATATTGAGACAAGAACAAGAATCAGACGCGACGAAGAACAACAAGAAGATATTAAGATCGTAATAACCGTTTAGGATAAATCATGGCAGATTTTACAGATAAGACGTTCAGAGAAACTTACCGCGATTTTTACGATCCGAAAGATGGTTATTATCGTGTACTCTATAATTCAGGTAGGGCTCTTCAAGCACGTGAGTTAAATGAATCACAAACAATAATACACGAAGAGATTGCACGTTTCGGTCGTAACATATTTACAGAAGGTGCACTAGTCAGCCCAGGTGGTTCGACAGTTGATAATAGGATAGAATATATTCGTCTTGATGCTAATAGTGTTATAGATCCTAGTTTAGTTGGTGAGACTCTAACTAACGGCACTATACAGTTTATTGTTCTTGAGGTGTATAGTGCAGTACCAGATCAAGATCCAGCAACTCTTTATGTTAGATATACAGATACTTCAAATGTAACCGACACGGAGAAAGCACCTCGTGTTGAATCAGGAGACATTTTAACTCGCCCAGATAATTCTACTCTTACTGTAATCGACGACAGTGAAGATGAAATTCCGGCAGCAGGTCGTGGCACTAAAGCGTACTTTGCGCCAGGCGAGTTCTTTGTACAGGGACACTTTGTTTACATGGAAGGTGGAGAATCTTTCCTATCAAAGTATAGCACAGAACCAACGGCAGATATCGGTTTTGTGATTGAAGAATCAATCGTAGATGAGAGCGAAGATACTAATCTATATGATAACCAAGGCGAAGTTCCAGATATCACTGCGCCAGGCGCTCATCGATATCAGATCAAACTAACACCTACTACTCGTGATCAAGTAGATATAAGTCAAAACTTTATATTTGTCGCACGTGTTGTTAACGGTGTTATCACACGCGAGGTAAGTACATTCGATGCATACAGTCGAGTTAATGATCTGCTTGCACGAAGAACAAAAGAAGAGTCTGGTGACTATGTTGTAGATAAGTTTACTGCGATATTCGAACCTCTGGATAACACTAATTTAAATCTAGATGTTTCTGAAGGTATAGCATATGTAGATGGTTATCGATTAGAATTTGGTCAAACGGATATTACCGTACCAAAAGCAAGACAAACTCTTCAGACATTTAACGAACCAGTACCAGTTGCATATGGTAACTATGTTTATATCGACCCAACCTCATCTGAAGGTTTCGGTAGATTAGATGTATTTGGATATTTGGCTATCTACAACGCAGCATCAGGCGGATCTGTAATAGGTTTCTGTAACGTCCGTGGTATACAATCCGACTCATTTGGTTACCGACTATACATTTTTGACATTCGTATGTCTTCAATACAAGGTGGTACAGGATATCATAGTTTTGCTGATGCAGTATCATTACAGGATAATATTCCAGGCGCTGGTAGCCCAAGAATTCAATTAGTAGATAGCACAATACATGAGTCATCTAACAATAGTCTGCTGTTCCCGCTACCTAGAACCAGTCCAAAAGATGATTCGATTACTGCAAACTATACTGTACAGAGATATACTAGAATACAGTCTGATAGTCAAGGTGTTATTAGTTTGTCTGGCGTTGAAACTAATCGTTGGATAATCGCAGAGTCCGAAACCTCTATTCTAACTGGTCCAGAATCAGTACCAAGTATGGCGGGTGTATATTCGGGTCTGAGGCCAAACAAAAATCATGATATTGCATATTACGTTGAGGTCTCTAACGCAACACCTCGCACAAAAACAATAACGGTTGCAGAAAAAACACAGACTCTTCCATCGATAGACTGGGAGAAACGTCCTGTATTCACAGATACCGTAGATGGTATCTCTCTTCAATCGGTTTTATTCAGAGATAGTTCTGGTACAGATTGGTCTGCTGCTGAAGACATCACTCACCAGTTTTATCTAGATGGCGGTCAACGTGATAACTTCTATGACGAAGCTGTCGTGTACTTGAAGCCAGGATATCTTTTACCTACAGGTGGCCAATCTGAGATAAAGGTTACATACACACATTATACACATACTGGACCAAGCGGAAGCACGTTCTTCTCTGCTTCATCTTATGCAGACGATAGTTATGAAAATATCCCTAACCATACCAGTGCGACAGGTCAGTCCATCTCTTTAAGAGATGTATTAGACTTCCGACCTTCCCGAACATTTGGTTACACCGGAGAATTCAACGTAGTCGCAGAGTTACCTCAGAATGCATCTGCCATCACTATCAATGATATAGAATACTACTTACCTCGTATTGACGTTCTAGTTGCGAACGCAGTAAACAGCAGCATTGGGTTTGGTGAACTACAGGTTATACAGGGGGTTCCTAGTATAACTCCAAAGGAACCAGAGATTCCAGTAGGTTCACTGTCGCTATATACGTTTACTTTGAGCCCTTACACATTCAGTGCATCTGACGTTTCGACAGCTTATATTCCAAACAAGCGATATACTATGAAAGATATCGCAAAATTAGAACGACGTTTGGATGAGTTGTATGAAAGGACTGCATTGAGTTTCTTGGAAACTAATACTCAGTCCCTAGTCATTACTGATAACCAAGGGCAGTCAAGAGTTAAGTCAGGATTCTTCGCTGATAATTTTAGCACATTCGACTACTCTGACATTAATAACGAGAACTATAGAGCGTCCGTTGATAGAAGTGGATTGTTACAGGCATCTTTTCGTGAAAATTCAGTACGACTATCATATAGCGCAGATAACGTTGATACCGTAATAAGCAAGAAGGGTGATTTGGTTACCCTACCATATGTTGAAGTCGAATTCACCGAACAGGAACTTGCTACTAGTTTTATTAATGTTAATCCTCATACTGTAGTATCGTATATCGGTAATTTAGAATTGTCTCCATCATCGGATGAGTGGAGAGAATCTAGAGATTTGCCTCCGGTAATACAAAGCATTTATCACACTCAAGAAGATTTGTGGTACGGCGGTAGTTATAATTGGATCGACGGTAGTGTAACGTCATTCAATAGTAACTTACATATGCCTTTGGCTGAATATCAATACAAATATGAAAATATGGTTCACGCACAAGACTTGCTTGGTGAAACTATTGGTGGACAGCAAATCATTCCGTATATGCGTTCTCGTAGAATCAACTTCGTCGCCAAAGGACTTCGTCCTAACACTAAGATGTTTGCATACTTTGACGGTGTAGACGTAAGTGATTGGGTTCGACAGGAATCAACCACACAAAGATTTGCGGATAATCCACAAGAATTTGGTAGTGAGTATGCAAACGAATCAGGATATCCAGCAGACTTAGGTGGACCAACTCTCTTGCAGACAGATAATAAGGGTGAGCTAATCGGATCATTCTTCTTACCTAATACAGAATCTTTGAAGTTTAGAACAGGAACTCAAAAGTTTGAGTTGTTAGACGTAAGTCTGTATGACGCTGAGTCTACTATATCTACATCTGCGTTCTACTCATCTCAAGGTGCTTTAGATACCTCACAGGGTAATATCGATACTACAAGAAGGGTCTACAGAAGTGAAGGACGTAATGATCCTTTAGCGCAGACATTCTTCGTCGACCAGATTGAAAACCCTAACGGTATATTCCTAACTCAGCTAGACGTATTCATGGAGTCTAAGGATAGCAATGCCCCTCTACAGGTTGAGGTGCGCACAGTAGAAAATGGAGTTCCTACCAATCAGGTCGTTCCAGGCTCGGTTGTGTTTGTCAATTCCGATGATGTCACAGTTACTTCATATGATTCTATTTCAGGCGAAAGTCAAGGAATGAATACACTAGTGACTACTGGCGCAACTGCTGTTGAGTTTGACGAACCGATTTACTTGACAGGTGGTAAAGAATATGCGATAATATTATTCAGTGAATCCGTAGAGTATAACGTATATATTTCGGAATCAGAAGAGTTTGTCATAGGTAGTAATCAAGATAAGGCTCCAAGAATTTCTACTCTAGGTTCATTATTCTTATCTCAAAACTCTAGCACATGGACACCAGATCAAAGTAAAGACTTAATGTTCAAGTTACATCGAGCTAATTTTGAAACATCAGGTAATTTAGTATTAGATAATGCGCCTTTACCTAAAGTCACATTAGAATTTAATCCTATTGAAACTGTTGCCGGTCTGACTCATACAGATGATATTGCTAACAACGGAATAGTAAAGATTTATCATCAAGGTCACGGATTCAGTGACGAAGATATAGTTTCTATCTCAGGCGTTGTCAATGATATTGGTGGAGTTCCCGCTTCAGAAATGAACGGTCTACTTGAAGTATATGAACCAACATGGGACGGTTATTATGTTAAGGTTCCTACTGTAGCAAGCGCTAGTTCATCTGGTGGTGGTAATGCGGTTATCGCTTCACAGCAAGTCTACTATGATACGTTCGTGCCACAGATCCAAGCAGTAGTACCTAACACTACTAAAATAAATGCAGGGTTGATTGCGCCTGTCGCAAAATCCTATGGTTCTTCTTCAGACAGTCGTACAACAGATCAGTTTGTATACACGTTACAGAACGAAGTTCCGGTCTTTGTAAATGAATATAATTTGAACTCTCTACCAAAGATTGTTGCTTCTTCTGAAAACGTATCTACTGAAACGTTAAAATTGAACCTATCATTGGTCACAGCAGATCCAAAAGTTTCTCCTGTAATTGACCTTCAACGTGTTGCGGTTATGACACTAGAAAACGTAATTGATCACGATGTATATGATCCTAATACAGATACACCGGATTATACCACGTTTGCATATGCTGCGCAACACATCACAACACCAGTTGTTGTTGATGAGTCCTCACTTGGTCTGAAGGTAATATTTTCAGGTAACCGACCATCTGGTTCTGACTTTGAAGTCTATGTTAAGACAGCACCAGACGAAGACACCTTGGTAGCATCTACTGCTGTAGAAGGAGAATCCATACACGAATGGGTAAAGGTTGATATAGACAGAGCAATTCCTACAAGCGACAACCCATCTAATTTCCCAGAGTATGAGTATACTCATGAGTCAGAACAGTTTACCGCATTCCAGATTAAGATTGTAATGCATTCAGAGAACTCTTCTAAGTCTCCTTTAATTAAAGACTTACGTGCAATCGCTTTGATAACGGGCGGTACCGCTGGTACTAACACCTCAAACATCTCAAATGATGACACGGATACAGGTGGAGATGATACAGGTACAGATACAGGTGGAGATGATACAGGTACAGATACAGGTGGAGATGATACAGGTACAGATACAGGTGGAGATGATACAGGTACAGATACAGGAACTTCTTTATCAGCAGCTGCATTCCCTGAGATAAGTCAATTACCAACTTCGGTATCTATCACAGGTGCTCCTCGTATCCTAAGTCAGTACAATCCAGAATCAGATACCAATAATTACATGACTCCGAATGAGTACTGGCATCAAGGTACACGAAGGGTTCGATTGTTTGCTAAGTTCGATAATAATGGTGATTTCCAACTATACACCAATGACCCTAAAAAAGGAAGTGTCAATGTTGGGGACGATTCTCTAACAGGAAGTACTAT